GTGTCGATGACGACCGTTTTATACTCGTGTGACTGATTGATCAGCATGTCCATATAGCCGAAAAATTCATCAAGGGTTTTTGCTACCGGAAAATGCGGAACATCGATAGCCACCAGGCCGTCTTCGGTCTGAATGAATATCGGAGCCGGTGCGCTTGCTGCCCATGTGGACTTTCCGATGCCGTGAATGCCGTGCAGAACGATCCGGGGCGGCTTACTTTGTCGTGTGATTTTGATCAGGTCTTGGAGGTTCATTTGATCACCTCCACTTTAACACTGGTTTTTGCCGGTTTGCTGGTCACGCAGAGTGCGATTGTCGGATCAGCCAATGATGCGACCTTGTAGGCAGCTAAGTTGATTGTAGGCTTAAAATCGACGAATTGCAGTGCTTTCGGCAATCCCAGGGCGACGTATTTGTCATAATCGAGCGTCCGGGTGAGTTTAGTGGTTACGGCGACCTTATAATTTTCTACCTCCTTTGTCGTCGTGCCTTCGAGTTTAAGATTTCCCATCTTTGTGATGATGGCCTCTTCCGCTGCGATGCGTCCTTCACGCGCCGCGTCCTCAATGCTTTTTGCTATGAGGAAATTTTTCAATAAATCTTTCATGTTACCTCCTTTGAGAAATCCCGATACAGTCCAATTTGTATCTTCGTTTCTGTATTTGGCTACGCTTATAAAATAAATTATTTTTCTTGTCAATCTTTTTTTTCTTTTTTTATTGATATTTTTTTATTTTATGGTATTGTGCAAAAAAACAAGAAAGAAAACAGTATGAGAACAGCAACAGAAGCGCAGATTCAACGGGGAGTCTTGGATTATCTTGAACTCCTGTCAAGAAAAAAACCAATCTATTATTTCCGATCTGCTGCCGGAATGGTCAAGACGGATCAGGGCCGTGTGTTTAAAACAGGAAAGCCCGGAACTCCCGACATTTCAGTGTGTTTTGATGGTTTGTTCATTGGCCTGGAGATTAAGACGATGACCGGACGGCAATCAGCATTGCAGAAAAAAGCGCAAGCAGAAATAGAAGCCGCCGGGGGGAAATATTACATTATCAGATGCTTGGAGGACGTTTGGAAAATTTTGAGTTAAGACAATACCAGAAAGAAGCTCTGGATAAATTAGATCAGGAATTAAAGGTCAAGCAGAATGTTTTGTTTGTCGCGGCAACCGGAGCAGGAAAAACAGTTACGATCTGCCGGATGATCAATGCATATTATAGAGAAACCGACCGGCGATTCTTGATATTGGTCAACAAACAGGAATTGATCATGCAGTTTCATGCCGACCTGATGAGAAAAACCAGCATTCCAGAGCGGGAATTGACTATCTGTTGCGCCGGATTGAAATCAAAATATGTCGATGGGCGCGTCACGATTGCCACTGTTCAATCGTTTGTCGGCATGATGGATAGTTACCCTGGGGCTGATTTGGTCATTCTGGATGAAGTCCACGGCGTTACTGTTGACGGTGAATATGGGAAGGTTTTAGATTATCTAAAATCGAAAAAACCTTACATGCGCATATTAGGCTGCACTGCTACCCCATATCGACTTGGACACGGTATGATCTACGGTTCGGCCTGTATCGCGCCAGAGAAAAACCTGTTTGACAGCATATCGCATCGGATAACATATCAGCAGCTGCGTGATGCCGGGTATCTGGTATCACTCAAAGGCAAGGTTGCGCATGCCGACAGCCTGACCAGAGATTTATCAATGGTTACGGTGTCTGGTGATTATGTTTTAAACCAACTCGGTGAGATTATGTGCCGGGAAGTTCATTTATCGACTGGGCGGGAAGCAGTAAAAGAATATTGTAAAGAATTTAAACGAGTATGCGTTTTTTGTTGTACCATAGATCATGCTGAAAAGCTGAAAAAATTAATCAATGAAGATGAGCCTTGTGTGACAGTACATAGTCAATTATCACAACTTGAACGAATAATTGCCCTGAATACATGGAAGTCGGGAGATGCCCGAATTTGCACCAGCGTCAATATCCTTGCAGAGGGATTTGACTACCCGGCCCTGGATTGTCTGGTATTCGCCAGGCCCACCCTGAGCGCCCGCCTGTTCGTTCAGGCAATCGGCAGGGTATTGCGTACCAGTCCGGGCAAGGAAAGCGGCTTCCTGCTTGACCTGACGGATAATACGGCCAGATTTGGAACTGATATAGATAAAATCAAAGCCGACATTCCGAAACGTGTTATTGACGGCAAGGAAAAGAAAGATGCAATCTGGAAATTTTGTCCTCAGTGCGCCTCTGAGTGTCACCAGGCATTGCGTAAGTGCGACACCTGCGGATATGAGTGGCCCGCTCCGGAAATCGTTGAAGCGGCGTTTGTGCCGGAGATGAAGGACGTTTCGTTTGAGCCAGATCCGCCGGTAGTTGTCCGGCCCGCTGAAATCTATATGACAATCCATACATCGAAAACAGGGAAACAACTTGGTAAATGCTCGTTTATCTGCAATCGTTTCCGGTTTTTGTCTGTCTGGTTTTGTATGACCGATTATTATTCCGGTTATGCGGTGTCAGCGGGGGCAAAGCGCTGGAAGGAAATGGGCGGGCTTGATCCGTATCCGACATCGTGCGAAGAATTCGAGCGCCGGGCGGTCAATGAGTTTGTGTTGCCCTGTGAGTTGGTTATTGATGACAACGGTGATTACCCGGAAGTTAAAAAAATCATACAGCATAAAGACACCGGAATCGGGCTTGAAGGTGAAGACGTCCCGTTGTTTGAGGACGATTGCCCGTTTTAATGTGAAAAATAAATCAACAAGGAGAATATATGGAAAACGAAAAACAATGGTACACGACAAAGGAGGCGGCGGAGGCGATTGAGGTATCACAGAGCTGGATTATCAAAATGATCCAGGAAGGTAAAATACCGTTTGTGTGGTTCGGCGGACGGAGAAAAATAAAGGCGGAAATAGTCGAGGAATTACGCACAAATGGGAGTAAATAAAAATGCAAATATCTCTATTCCGTGGTGGTTTTGCTACTCTTTACAGCACTGAAATAATTGAAACATGGGATGAATTTGTTGATCTGGTTGCCAAGCCGGTTATTGGAATTAAAAATGGCGATTATTTTGTGCGTGGATACTGCGCCGGGCCGCGCTGTGATGCGTCGATTACACATCCGGAAATGATAATCATCGATGGCGATCAACTCGAAAATGACGGCTCATCTTGTTGCCCTCCGCAGCCCGTCCATGCCGCAATGGTCAATGCCGGAATAACTCATGTCATTTACACCTCATATAGCAATGACGTTATAAACAGCAGGCATAAGTGGCGACTATGTATTCCCTGTAATGATTTGACAGACGCCGGAGATTTACACCAAGGAGTAAACGAAATAATAGGATATTTACATCGTTCCGGCCTGCGTGTGCGTAACGTTGTTGAAAACATGACATTATCACAGCCCTGGTTTACGCCAAGAGTGCCCGCTGTATCTGTTGATGATTTTTACGCCCGATGGCATGATGGAAAAACATATCAACTCGGCACATTTCCCCAGAATGGAGTCGAAATCACAGAAAAAACACCAGCCTCATCGGCGTTGGGTCAATTCTCGTGGGATTATGTGTTTGATCAATTTCAATCCGGCACGATACACCAGGGCATTAAGGCCGCGTCCGGATGGCTCGTGCGAACTACTGATTGGGCAGATTCTCAAATAATTGAGCATATTACATCATTAGTTGAGCGGATGTGTCCCGATTTGGTAAAAGTCGAGCGGGCAAAAAAAGGAGAAATCAAGAAACTTGTCGAATTTTGTCGCAAAAAGTCCGGCACAATATTTATTGAGAATGATACCACTTGGAAATCTTGCGTCATTACCGCTAAACAATTACGAGACAAAGATTTCCCGCCCATTCGCTGGGCGGTTGAAGGATTGATCCCGGAAGGATTAACTGTTATTGCTGGAGATCCGAAATCAGGTAAATCATTGCTGGCGGTTGATATTTGTTCGGCGATTGCTACCGGCGCGGAATGCCTGGGGCATATGTCATGCGTTGAAGGTGGGTCTATTTACATTTCAATGGAAGACCCAGAACGCCGCGTTAAAGAACGCATTCAGCAACAATGCAATTTGTGGCCTGAAAAATTTGTCTTGGTAACAGGCGGCATAAATCCGGCGTTGGAGGCGTTTTCCAAAACAGTAGATGAAATGTTCATGCTTTACCCGGCGACGCGTGCAATCATCGTTGATACAATGAATTTCATTATCCCCGAAAAACCTCAATCAATATCAGATTACAATCATTATTATTCAGTTTTAACTCCGCTCCAAAAATGGGCAATCACAAATCATATTGCATTGATCATGATTACACATAAGTCAAAAGCTACTCCGGGAAGCGGCGATAATCCTTTTTCCGGCATCCTGGGTAGTGTGGCGATTCAGGGTTGCGCTGATTGCATGATCATGTTGTCAAAAAATCATGAAAAGGAAAAAAACGATAAAACAAATGAAGCTTTGCCGGATGGCTTTTTAACAATCACAGGGCGGGACATGGG